GTGAGCGCCCACACATTACGACACCTTTTCGCTACCAGAATGTTGAACCTCGGAACGGACACGAGAATTGTCCAGCGTATGTTGGGGCACTCCTCGATTCTGACGACCCAGCGCTACACACACGTTAGTGACCAGATGCTCGTCGAGGCATACAAAAAGACTTTGAGTACTCCAAAGTAATGGATGTATACTAGAGATATGTTGTATAATTGATTCATGGCTAGACCGTCGCAAAAAGCACCTCCACCGAAGGAACCCACCGAACAGGAAATCGAGCAGGATGAGCTTGGTCTTTCGTCTGCTTCCCTTGAAGAACAGGCAAAAGAGAAATTTCCTCCGCTCTTTTACCGACAACTGAAGAAAATCGCGTACTATACCGCGAAAGTAGGACTCACCCTCGAAGAGGCGTGCGTCCTCGTTGACATTGATTACGAAAAATTCCGCGACGAGATGAAGCTCGACTCGCTCATCACTAAAATCATCCGTATCAAAGAACTCGAATTCAAGAAAGATATGCTCCACACCATCACGCAGAGGGCGCGGAGTGGTGACGATAAGGTGGCCGCGTGGCTTCTTGAACGAAAATTTCCCGATGAGTTCGGTACGAAGAAAGGAAAGGGCGAGAGTGAAGGAAGCGGCGACGTTATCTTTGAGGCAATCCAATTCATTCGCCGAAACTCCGATTCCAACCCGCTCGTGAGCGAGGCCGCCGGTCGTGCGGTGGTCATTAAGAAAAATGTCGCCGCATCGGTCGAGCATCGCATTGATGACATTCTTAATGCGCCTATGCCGCAAGTTGAGGAGCCGAAAAAACCGTAACTGTTATGAGAGAAGAAATCACCGTCGAGGATATTGTAAAAAACATGGGCGACCGCTGGTGGCGGTTGAACTATTTGTATTACATCAAGGACGAGAATGGAAAGAAGGTTTTATTCAAGCCTGAAGAGCGTTACGCGCAGAGGACGCTGCATGAGAATTTTTGGTATTTCCTCATCGTACCGAAGGCGCGGCAACTTGGCGTGACCACGTTCTTTGCCATACTCTATTTTGATGCCATACTCTTTTCGGAAAACAAGACCGCAGGTATCATCGCCCACCGCCAGGAGGACATGAAGAAGATTTTCAAAAACAAAATCAAGTTCGCCTGGGATAACATGCACCCGTGGCTCAAGGAGCGTATCGGGATACCCGACACCAACAGCGTCAACGAGCTTTCGTGGACGGGCGAGGGGCGGAATGGCGGGACTATCTTCGTGTCCATGACCACCCGTTCGGGAACTATCCAGTATTTGCATATTTCCGAATTCGGGTACATCTGCCAGAAGTTTCCTGAGAAAGCGGAAGAAATTGTGACGGGAGCCATCAACTCGGTTCACGCGGGGAACATCATTTCCATCGAATCAACGGCCGCAGGAAAGGAAGGATACTTCTACGAATTTTGCATGGACGCGGAGCGGGCGAGGAAAGAAGGGCGCGAACTTACTCCGCTCGACTTTAAGATTTTCTTCTTCCCATGGTTCATTGACCCGAAATATCGTCTCACGGGGAATGTGGTCATCACTAAAGAGATGCAGGAGTATTTCGACATGCTGAAGCAAAAGCATGGAATTAAACTGGACCGTGAGCAGAAAAATTGGTACGTCAAAAAGCGCGAGAAGCAGAAGGATAAAATGTTCCAAGAGTACCCGTCCACGCTCGACGAGTGTTTCCAGGCATCAGTTGAGGGGTCTTATTACGCCCGCGAGATACAGAAGGTCTTCATGGAAAATCGCATCAAGGGAATTCCGCACGATACGATGAAGGAGGTTGATACTTGGTGGGACCTCGGAATGAGCGACCTCACCGTGATCCTGCTCACGCAAACAGTCGGGGGTAAGATTCGCTTTATAGACATGTATTGGGGGCGCAATATGCCGCTTTCGCACTACTACGACTGGCTGAAGCAGAGGAAGGAACAGGCGGGCTATCGGTTCGGGTATCACAATCTCCCGCATGACGTTGAGGTTAAAGAATTAGGGTCGGGTATTTCACGAAAGCAAACCCTATACGATTTGGGGCTACGAAATATCCGCGTCGGGACAAAGGTCTCGATTCAGGACGGTATCGAGAGGGTTAGACACCTCTTCCCTCGGTTCGAATTCGACGAGGAAAAATGTCAGAAGCTCCACGAGGCGCTTTTCAACTACCGCCGCGAGTTTGATGACAAGCTGGGCGTATACAGAGATAAACCACGCCACGATGAAAATTCCCACTTCGCCGACCCCGTTCGCCTTTTAGGCGAACTATGGCGGGAAGAGGTTCCGGTTCTTGAGGGGACATCACAACGGGACATTGAGCAAGCGTTTTTCGGATGATTGACAAAAAATCTTGTGTTCCTTACAATTAAGGAATGAGAAACAAAGAAAATCAGAAGAAGTATTTCGCTCAATGGTATGTAAAAAATAAAAAGCGAAAAAATCAGCAGTCAAAAAATTGGTACAAAACTGAAAAGGGAAGGGTGTATTTGGCATCAAAATTAAAACCAAAACGTACTCTGTTGGAGCGTTTTACTCGTTTTGTCTCGATTGTGAAAACCGACCAGTGTATTGAGTGGCCAGGCTCTCGTTCGGAACGGGGGTATGGTCGTTTCAATTGTATTGAAGCTAAAAACTATGCACATAGAGCGTCTTTTCTGATTTTCAATGGTAAAATACCAGAAGGCTTTCATGTGTGCCATACTTGTGATAATCCTCCGTGCGTAAATCCGAAGCATTTATGGGTCGGTACGGTTACTGAAAATATGCACGACCGAGAAATTAAGGGTCGTGGTAGGAGTAAGACTATCCACAGTTGACATTTGTAGTATGTTGAGCGTATATCTGATAGAATAAATTCAAGTATCTAAACCACTATGCCTTTTCCAACAAACGTACCAACGGTCTATAACACTAAAGCGAACCCCGAAGGTCCACTTGAAGAGAAACCGAAAGCCGACGCGCAGGATGTCGGGAAAATTTATTCGGAGACCGATAAGGAGTACCTGACATTCCTGCAAAATCGTCTCGAAAAAGCAAAGAGACAAAAAGAGGTCCGTTATCCTGAACTGAATAACAAGACCACTTACCAGTATTACGAAGAGAACGAGAAAATCGCGAACACTTATTTGCCCGCGAAGAAAAATGAAGACGATGTGGTCGTCTCAGCAGGAACCATCGAGCAGAAACTCGACTCGCTGCTTTCTCATATCAACAATCTAAACCTCTCTCCTGAAGTTCTCGCTTTCGACCGTGAGAACAACCAGATTGCCGCGCTTGGTGTGGCATTAAACGATATCATTCATGATACCGAGATTCGTGATGGGGGTGATGGTGCGGGCGATGAAGAAAAAAAACTTTTGCGTCAGCGGGAACTTTTGAAACAAGGAACGGTCTTCGTGCAAGAAGAGTGGATGCGCCGATTCGAGACTAAGAAGACGCTCGCTAAAAAGTTTGATGGCAAATTCAAGCAGGATGCCGATTGGTATTCCAAGAAGCTCGAACTGGTCTTTGAAGGACCGAGCCGAACGCTACTCTACTCACCGAATGTATTCCTCGGCGATATCACCAAGTTTTTCATGGATGAACAACCGTTCGCGTTCGTGGTTATCCGAGACAACTACGACAACGCAAAAACAAAGTACGGCGAGTTTGAAAATTATAAATATGTGCAGAAGGGGCAGGTATCTCCTTCCGCAACCGAAACTTCCGCGACATTCGCGGGGACAATTTACGATAATAAGTGGAGGCTCACCGAGCTTCAACAAGACCAGGTAGAAATAATCATCTACCAGGACCAGCCGCGAGACGAATTTCAAATTCTCATCAACGGAGTTTGTATGCTTCCGATTGGCTTTCCGTTGTCTGCGGTCTCCCCCCTTGGAAAATACAACATTGGAAAGCAGGTCTACCGCGTGCTCTCCGACAAATTCGCATACGGAGGCGCGTTCGTTGCCTCTGGTTCCGTCAAGGAAATTTCTGGCATCCTCGACGAGATGCTTCGACTCTTCGTGCTCAAAGGGCGCAAGAGCTTTACCCCTGCATACGTCAACACGTCTGGCCGCGTTATTGATAAAAAGGTTCTTTCCCCTGGCCGTATCTCAATGGGTATTGACCCGAACGCTCTCGTACCGATTGCAGGAAACGAAGTACAAGGTGTCACCGCTGGAGAAGCTGCGGTCTTTCAGCGTATGCAAGACCTCATTGACAAGAGCACCGTTTCAGACACCTTCACTGGTCAGCAATCAAAATCAGGCACGACCGCAACTGAAGTTCTACAACTTCAACAGCAAGCGCGTCTCACACTCGGTCTCACTGTGGCTGCATGTGTGCTTCTTGAAAAGAAACTTGCATGGCTCCGTCTCTACAACATCCTCCAAAATTGGTTCGAGCCTGTTGACACAAAAGTCCGTGATATAGAGGGGGCTCGTAAACTTTTGAATTCATACCGCAAAGTCACGCGCACGAATGCAAACATTGAAGGTGAAGGTCCTGGTGAGCGCTCAGTCGTTCTTCAAGACGAAGACCTGCCAGACGCGGAAACTATTCGCGGATACGAAAACCGTCTCGAAAAAGAGAAGGGTGTTCCTGTCCGTAAAATTTTCATACAACCAAGCGGTCTCAAGGCCGCGGGAGTTTTTTGGTACATCGTCGTAAGCTCGAAGGAGCGCGAATCCTCTCCTTTCTTTAAGGCGATGTTCAAAGATATGTTGGGTGATATGCTGACGCTTATGCAGTTCGGGTCTATGCCAAACAGGGAAGGACTCGAAGAAGAGTTTGCCCGCATCTGGGGCAAACCACGTTCGAAGCTTTTTGCTTCGACGGGTGCGAATCAGACCACCGCGGGAGTGTCTGGCTTCGGACCACAAGGTCCGTCGTCAGCAAAAAATCAGCAGACATCATCGGTCGGTATGGTGCCAGGTGGTTTGATGACAGCGGGACCAGGGCAAGAAGCATGATGAACTGGCTAAAAGGTCGCGCCTTCTTCGGGATTACTTTCGTTCCCCGAAGCGAGTATGAAAATCTAAAGGACGAAGCGGATACGGCTCTAACGAAGAAGGCCGAGTTCATTGCTCGAATTCATGAGCTTGAAAGAGATGTTCAACAGCGCAAAGCGGAAGTTCGTAAACTCATCGATGAGGTCATTGCTGTACGGTCTAGTCGTCCTCCTCTCGATGTGTTTGTTGGCGACCCCGCTCCACTAGATGCTGTGGAACGCAAAGCGTATGTCGCGCAGGTTGGAGGTCTTCATAAAGACGTTCTCGAACCAAAACTCAAGCAAATGATTTCGAAAGCGTTCCTTCTTTTGGAAGACTCCACGAACGACCGCCCATTCGACCAGGCAGTCAAAGGGACCATCTATGCGCTTCGTGAGATGCTTCGTTGGGGGGAAAGTATGGCGAACGAACATGTGGCTAATCAGGTAAACTTCAAAGAGGATGCCATTCCAGATAGGAAATAAAATAGGTCTCGGTAGGGTGTCTGCACCGTTGAAAAACGCGAGCGCATCAGCGCGTCATTGACAGGTAGGACACTGCATCCAGCACATGTGGAGAAAATGAGTAACGCGATGCGGGGCAAGAAACATACTTCAGCAACACGCAGAAAAATCTCTGAAGCATGTAAGGGTGAGAAGAGTCCTCATTGGAAGGGTGGAGTTAGAAACAAAAATCGTATCATTCGCCGTGATGTAGAATATACGCTCTGGCGAGAATCGGTTTTCAGTCGCGATAACTTCACTTGTCAAATGCCTGGATGTGATCAACGAGGCGGGAATCTGGAAGCAAACCACATTAAAAAATTTGCTGATTATCCATCACTGCGTACAGCGCTCTCAAATGGCATTACACTTTGTACAAGTTGTCACACTAAAACAAAGTGGAAAGAGCAATTTTGGGAACCACTGTTTACGCGAATAGTAAAACCTAACCTATGAAAATAAAAAACGACAAAGGAGAAGAGATTGAGGTTTTCACCTCCGAAGAAGTTGAGACTAAGACTAAAGCTGCCGCCGATGAAGCTTCAAAAAAGGCCGAGGAGCAGTTTAAGTCTCAGAACGAAACTGTTGTGAAGGAGAAGAAAGACCTCGAAGACAAACTCGCGGAGGCTGAAGCAAAGCTTCAGGCTGCCGAGGAAGACGATGACGACGAGACTGACCCTAAGAAAAAGGGTCAAATCGAGCGTCTTCGCAAAGAGCGTGACGAAGCCAAGAAAAAGGCCGAGGACGCTGCAAAGGATGTAGATAAAAAGTTCCAAGATTTCCGCGCGGAGATTTTTGGTGACACCAAAAAGCAGTATCTCGACGCACTCTCAAAAGATGATGTCGAGCTTCGCAAAAAAATCGAATATCACTTCGACAACTATCGTCCGAATGACAGTAAGCCGTCTGAAATCAAAGAGCGTATGGAGACCGCATTCGCGCTTGCGAGCGGTTCAAAGCCGACTCCAGGTATTCTTGATGGTCGGACGGGCGGTTCAGACCGTGGTGACGGGGGTGGTTACAAGCCATCAGCCGAGCAAAAGGAATTGAGTCCTAACCAAAAAGCGATTGGTCAGGTGCTCAATATCACCGACAAAGACCGCGAGAATTATGAGAAATTTAAGAAGGAAAGGGAGGGCAAAAAAGCGATAGGTCTTATCCCGCCTGACTCAAACTAATATGGCCAATAAAAACACACGACCAGAAACCGAGGAGCAGAAGCTCACTCGCGAAGCGGCTGAAAACGAGGCCGCAGAAAAAGAGGCAGCGGATAAAAAGACCGCCGAAGATGCCGCAAAAAAGAAAGGTAAAGAGGGAGACGATGTATCTCTGCCAAAGAAAACACTTGAAGCTATTTTGTCTCGCATGGAGGGACAGGATGAGGTTATCAAGCAGTTGCAGGAAAAAGATGCGAAGCGCGAGAAGGAGGTTGAAATGCTCAAGAGTATTTCCGATAAGGCTCGTCTCGCCCGCTACGAATCCCAGCAACAGGGTCCGCTCATCCGTACTGCCCGCGTTTCCTTCTGGGAAGGAAAGCCTGTGCTCGCGTGGATGAAAGTCAAAGACGAAGTTGGTTTTCGTGATGGCCGACTCATTGTGAGCCAGGTCGTCCGTCTATTCCTCGATGATGTCGGGGAGAATGGCGAGCCACGTTCTGTTGACCTCGATTACTTGTATTGGGCACAAAATTCTATGTCTGAAGAGGGCGAAGTCGTCGAGTGCTCCGAGACCACGACTGGTAACTTTTGGACCATCCAACTGAAGGACGGCCGCAAAATTAAAGTTGACATTCGATTTATTAACGCCTTCTAAATTCTATGCCGCTTGGACCTTATAAAGATTGGACTGAATGCACCGCCGCGCAAAAACGGAAAGGATATTCGTCCGATGTCGCAGATAAAATCTGCGGCAAAATTGAGGCCAATGCAAAAGCGGGTCACAAGAAAAAGAAGGGTAAGAAAAAATAATATGGTAGATATACTCAAACCGCGTTTCGTCGGACCTAATCAGGTCTACGGCGTGACCGTTGAACCATATCTCACCCCAGCAGGGGCTGAGACCATTCGCGTCATGTACGAAAACAAGGAGCTTCCATCGGAGACGATGCCAATGCGGACTTTCGAAGCGCTCGTCACGGACGTTCCGAAAGACTACAACTGGCTTCGCGAGACTCGCTATAAAAATCTTCTTGAAGAGATGGCGAAGGTCGCGCTCGAACACGACATTCAGTTCTGCGATGTTGATTATGTGACTGGCGAACTCAAGAAAAAGTTTGCCGCCGCATTCGACCGAACAACCTCCCTTCTTTGGACGGGAGACGACAAACAGTGGGTGCCAGGAATCCCCGCTATTGCCTATCGCACGCTTCTTGAGGCAGATCACATCTTGAAGGAAAAAATTCCTCCTACTACAAATGAATCGAAGCCAGATACAGAAAAAAAATAATGAAAAGCCCCAGGAAAAACTCAAACAAGAGGACTTGGGGAAGCTTCATGAGCGGGAAATTCAGCTTCTTTTCTGGCTTCGTAAGCGTTGGAGGTTCGGTGAGGTGACGATTCTGATGCGCGATGGGATTCCGTATAGAGTCACACGGGCGTTTGAGTCTAAGGACTTGGAGTAGTTATCCACATAAACACAGGTTTTTCCACAGTTTTGTGGTAATATAAGTGGATATGACAACAGAGAAAGTAAAGCTCTACAAAAGAAATTGGATGAAAAAGTGGAGATTAAGTCATCCACAAGAAGCTAGGAATTAAGCAAGGAAAGACGTTAATCTGTATGCGAAAAGACATCCAGAAAGAGTAAAAAAACGTATTACTAAGGCAGTTAGAATTTGGAGAAAAAAACATCCAGAAAGAAACTTGGCACATAGAGCTGTCTTTATTGCATTACGAAATGGAACATTACTTAAAACATCTTGCTTTTGTGGGGAAGTAAAAGTTGAGGCTCATCATTCAAATTATTCAAAACCATTAGATGTGGAATGGCTTTGTAAGATTCATCATAGTTTGGCCGACATAAAGAGAAAGAAGTTATCCACTTTTAGGTGGTTGACATAAGATATGTGGGGTATATGCTAAAGGTGTAGTTCTCTTAAATTCGAATATCACCTGACCGAAGAACGGCGGGTACTGAATCTCTAAAGCCACCAGTGGCATCGGAGATTTGGTACTCGCCTTTTTCAATTCATCGCGGATAGAGAGGTCGAGCTTGAGCGACTGAGCTTGACCTCCCTGCTCACGAGGCGGGAATCGGGGAATAAACCCTAGTTAAAAAATTATCGTCCGAGGAGCGCCGTATCAGCGAAGCCCTCAATCCGCGGAGACAACCGTAGTAAACAAACGAGACGACATTATTCATCTGATACATAACAAATTATTATTATGGCTTTCATTGCAAAACAAGGTAAGTGCAAAGTGATGTGGCTTGACGTGACCACTTCGACAGCATTTTCAAAAGATTCGCTCGTTGAATGGACATCTGGTCTCATTGCTCCTGCCGACGATAATGACACCGATATCGCTGGAGTAATCATCAAGGCGATTGCATCAACTGATGATGACTACGCAACCGCGCGCAAGGTTCCTGTTAAAGTTCCTGTTGAACGACACGTCGTTTGGGAGGCTGACACAGCGGACACTTTCGTCCAGGCTACGCACCAGGGAGTTGATGTTGGAATCGCCGACTCAACCACTGTTGATTTGGATGACACGACCAACGATGTCTTTCGAGTAATCGAGGGCGACGGTACAAAAGTTCGTGGCTTCCTGATGATCAATAACGGAAATTATTAGCAGTTAGTTGTTCTTTGACAATTCAATATCACAACTTGAAATGTCAACTAAATAGATAATTATGGAGTTAAATATAAATTCTCTGACCGACTTCGTATCGCAGGCAGATATCCTTTGGGCAAAGGGATACATGTCAGTGCCGCAAGTCGCCCGCACATCGGGACTCTTCAAAGAGGTTCCAATTCCGAACATGACGGGCAATACCCGCACGTTCTCGGAAATTGACCTCGAAGAGTACGCTTCGAAAAAGGGTGAGTCCGACCAAGCGACTCGCGCCCGTGTGCAGCAGGGCTACTCTAAAACGGGTACGCTCTACCGTGTCGCAAAGGACATCGGTATCTCTTACGAGATGCGAAATTACGGTAAGTACATGGAGATAATCCAAAAGCTTACCAACCTCGGTAAATTGGGTCCTAACCGACTTGATTTGGACCTCACCCACCGTCTCACGTTCGGTGCAGCCACAAGCTACACCGACATGGATGGAGATGTTGTGGACACAACGACTGGTGACACGCTCGCGCTTTTCAGCACAGCGCACACCCTCCGCGCCTCGTCTACTACATTCCGCAACCGTCTTGCCAACAACCCTCAGTTCTCCCCTGGAGCATTGGAGGCGATGGAGACGATGCGTATTAACAACACCTATAACCAGTTCGGTGAAAAGATGGTTATTCGTGACGACCTTATCTGGTCTGGTGATGACCCTAACACGGTCCGCACCATCGCTGAGACTTTGAAGTCGTCTTCAAATAACACTCAAAATAACCCTGGCGTGGTAAACACTTACAGCGGCAAGTACACTCATCGTGTCCTTCCTCGTCTCGCGACGACCGCTGCTGGTGCTAACGACTCAACCAAAGCGAAGTATTGGGGAGTTGCTTCAAGTGAGATGTCTACGGCATACCTCGGTATGAACGAAGAACCTCACGCAAAGCTTCCTCCTGTCAGTGGGTCAAATGCCGAGGAATTCTCTACGGATGACTTCAACTTCGGTACTCGTGGTGGCTGGATGGTAGTCGTGGTTTCCGCTGGCTGGCTTGGATTCTCGTCGGGGGATGGGGTCGCATGATGTAAAAACTAACGGATAGGTGGCTAGGGACTGGAAACAGTAACAGGTAGGAGGTGGGCCATTGATTCCATAAAAAAAAATATGAACTACAATATCAATTCAGGGTACGGAAGATTGATGGCCGATAGTTTGCGTGGTGGTTTCACGGGAAAAGTATTCCTCGTAGGAAAATCAGCGCTTGCTCATCGTGACCGTTACAACGACATTCTCGGTGTAGATACCGATGGTGTCCCTCGCTTCCACGCTACGATTGCTGGCGCGCTCACTCGCTGTACCGCATCCTCTGGTGATACCATCTTCGTTCTCCCAGGACACACAGAAGCATTTTCATCTGCTACTACTGCGACTTGGAACGTAGCTGGCGTCAACATTGTTGGACTTGGTTCGGGAACTATGCGACCAACACTCACGCTTGATACGGGGGCTACCTCGACAATCAACATCACTGCTGAGAACATCAAGGTTAAAAACATCATCGTCGTTGCGAACTTTGCGGACATCGCGTCTGCATTCACTCTCACGACTGCTGCTGGGTTTACTCTTGAAGACGTAGAGGTGCGAGATACGTCGAGCATCCTCAACTTCCTTAACGTTATTGACACTGATACTACGAGCAACAACGCAGACGACATCACAATGCTTCGTGTACGTCGCCTCGGAGATGGTGCTACCACTGCCACACACATCATTAAGATGGATGGTACGAACAAGCGCCTTCGCGTGAAAGATTGTTACTTTGCCCACGCTAGCGTGGACAATGGCGCGCTCTTCATGGTTATTGCAACTGGTAAGGTTGTCACCGACATGGAAGTCTCGGGCTGTATCATGAACTTTGTTGGAGTGTCTTCTGCTACTGCTGGCGTACTTATTACGACCAACGGTTCGACAAACAGTGGCTTCATTGCAAGCACCTACGTCAAGCATCTTGACGCTACTACCGAAATCATGGTCACTGCTTCTTCAGGATTCATCTTTATGGACCTCAAGGCCAGTGCGGTTGCCGACAAGCAGGGTTATCTTGTTCCTGGTGCAGACGCTTAAAAGAAATCTTCTTGCGGTCTCACTCTGCTGGGCGCTCTCAGCAGGGATGAGGTCGAAAGATTATTAACCAATTAAAAATTCTTATGCAGCAAGACTATCAAATCTATGACATTCGAGCGGCAGCGATTCTCACGGGCAGCTATTTCGCGGGAACCGTTTTGGATTTCAAAAATGCAAATCCAGCGCTTAGGAATCAATTGAACCTTTTGGTGCAATTCACCATCGGTTCTTTGACGACCGCCGAAATTAAGGTTGAGTATTCGCACGATGGCACAACGTATTTTCAAGAGACGTTTGAATCAATCTCTAGCGGAATATCGACCACAACTCTCGGAGTTTATCAACTTTCGGCAACTGGAAACTATGTCATCAGTATTCCTATAAAGTTTTCCTACATTAA